AAATCAGAAATTCTTGGCAAAATAATGAGTCAATTGTTTGTACAAACACCTGGACAACTTACACAAGAGGCTGTCAATGAGGGAAACAGACAAATTAATGCGTTAATGGATAACACTCAAGTTGGTCAACAATTGTCCGCAATCCAAAACCAGATGAATCAGCCAAACGCAGCATCTAGTCTTGGAGGGGTAAACGTGACACAACCAACAGCCCCAGCAGGAACCAGTACAATTCGACAACAGGCAGCGGCTAACCCCGGTGTAGCTCAAGCCTTGGGCATTAGAGGCCCAACGGCAGGTCTGTTAGGAACAGGAAACCCATAAGATGAACAAAGATAGATTACGCGAAGAAATAGCCGAGGATGAGGGCTGCAAATACGAGGTGTATTTGGATCATTTAGCACTGCCAACCTGTGGTGTGGGTCACTTGATCACTGAGCATGACGAAGAATATGGCAAACCAGTCGGCACTGTTGTTGAGCAGGAACGAGTTAGAAACTTATTTTCTTTAGACATTGCTGTAACGATTGACGAGTGCAAAGTATTGTACCCAGACTTTGATGACTTTGACGAAGAGCTACAACATATATTGTGCAACATGATGTTCAATATGGGTCGGCCTCGACTGTCAAAATTCGTTGGTATGAAAGCTGGAGTTGATGCTCGTGATTTCAACGAAGCAGCCGACCAGATGGTAGATTCCAGGTGGTACACGCAAGTCCCCAACCGAGCTAGACGTTTGGTAGATCGGATGAGGGCGCTTGCTGACTAACTGTTTTGTGGTTTGATATTTGTAATTTGCATACGTTGCAGATTGCTATGTCTTTACTATAGTCCACTGCGCTTCTGCACTTAGGGCATTGCCCTGCTTCTATAAGCCTCTGCATTTGGCCTTTTTCATTCATGCGGCTGAACCTATGCCAGCGTTCACTTCATTAGGGTAACGCTCTTTATAGGCATCAAAAACAAGCTTTGAAATTTGTTGTGATACTTTGCGGTGGTCTTCTGTAGACAGCTTCACAAGCTTTTTATGTGTGGCAAGGTCTACAGCAACTGACTTGTATTGTTTCGTATCAGTCATTATAATACTCCCATGAATTAACAACTATGGGCATATATTAGCATGTATAACTACAAACGCAAAGCGAACAAATTCGGTGCAAAGAAAACAACCTTTATGGGCATTAAGTTTGACTCCAAGTGGGAAGCAGAGCGATGGGGTGAGTTAACTTCTATGGAAAAGGCTGGTTATATAACAGACTTGCAGAGGCAAATCCCATACGAAATTGTGGTTAACGATCAAAAAATTTGTAAATATATAGCTGACTTTAAATATAATAAGGTAGATGATTACGGTAGCCTTGAAGAAGTTGTTGAGGATGCAAAGGGCGTGGAAACCGCTGAATTTAAACTCAAAAAGAAACTCATGAAAGCCGTTCATGGAGTTGAGATTTACCTGTCAAAGAAAAATAATAACAATTTTCTCAAAATCCCCTTGACTTGAAAAGATTGCATGCTTATCTTCCAGTTATGTTTAGCGACATTAAGTGAAGGAGAAAGCAATGAACGCTATTAATCTGCATAATGATCTGACTGCTTTGTTTGACAAGCGTGAAGATCTCAAATCAAAAATTGATGATCTGCAAAAAGAATTGAAGATCGTTAATAACTCCCTCAAAGATCAGTTTGAAGAGACTGCCAAGATGCAACTTGCTCAAGACGGCAAGGATTTTGGTCAGACTACAATGAACAATGGTGACTTCAAAGTTACTGTTGATTTCCGCAAACGTGTGATTTGGGATGAGAATATTCTGTTGCGCGTTTTGAACTCTTTGGATGAAGACACTGCAAAGCATTTGGCTACGGTCAAATACAGCGTAGCTGAAGCAAAGTTTCAGAATGCTACACCAGATCTGAAAGCAGCATTATCAGAGGCTCGTACTGTAGAGTTACAAGGTGTGTCTGTAGACATGAAAAGAAGGGAGGAAGGTTAATGCTAAAAATAATTAGCGCAGAAGAAAGGCTTGCCGAAAAACGTGGTCACAAGATTGTGATTGGCGGCAAGTCAGGAGTGGGGAAGACTTCACTGGTGCGTACCTTGGACATGAGCAAGACATTGTTCATGGACTTGGAGGCCGGTGATGCCGCCATCGAAGGGTGTAAGGTTGATGTAATCAGGCCGCGTACTTGGCAGGAGTGCAGAGACTTTGCATGCTTCCTTGGTGGGGGCAACCCTGCATTGAGTGAGGACTCACCATACTCAATGGCGCACTATGAGTATGTGTGTCAGACATATGGCGATCCAGATACTCTGTTAAGCAAATACGATACAGTCTTTATTGACAGTATTACTGTAGCTGGTCGGCTTTGCTTTTCGCATAATCAAAATTCACCAGAAGCTAGATCAGATCGAACAGGCAAGCTTGACACTCGTGCAGTGTACGGCGCTCAAGGCCGTGAGATGATGGCATGGTTAACACACCTTCAACATATCCGTGAGAAGAACGTGATCTTTGTAGGCATCCTTGATGAAAAGACGGATGACTATGGACGTATCACTTACGACTTGCAGATTGAGGGTGCAAAGACTGGGCGTGAGTTGCCCGGAATTGTGGACGAATTAATCACAATGACAACACTCACCGCTGATGATGGCACGTTATTTAGAGCCTTTGTCTGCGACACACTAAACCAGTGGGGCTACCCTGCTAAAGATAGAAGCGGCAGACTTGACGCTGTTGAAGAGCCGCATCTTGGTAAGTTGCTTGAAAAAATGTCTGGTCCAAGGCCAGAGGCAATGAACTTTGTAAATCCAAAAACGGTCAATAATAAAGAAGAGGAAAACGTAAATGCTTGACCTAAACAACGTACCACCAATGGAAGGTGGAAGTGGAGACTTTGAACTTATGCCTGATGGAACTGTAGTAAGCGGTATTATTAAGCTGACTGGCGGTGACATGGAAATCCCTGAGTATGGTGCTGGCACCTACTTTAAGTCTTCTCAGACAACAAGCGCAAAATGGTTGCCGATTGAAATGACTATTGTCGGTGGCAGCTTTGACAAGCGCAAGGTCTGGCAGAACATTTTTGTTGATGGCGATGCCAAGGACGAGAATGGTATGTCAAAAGCTAAGAAGATCGGCTTGAATACTATCAAGCAGATGGTTGATAGTGGTTTTGGTATCTCACCAAAAGATGAGAGTGAAGACGCTAGGGCAAAACGTGCGTCTATCCAAGGCATCCATATGATTAATGGCATGACGATCTCCTGCACTTTGGGTATTGAGAAAGGTCGTGATGGTTATCCTGATCGTAATAAGATCAAGACAGTCTTGACACCAGACTCTCCAAATTATATCCAGAGTACAGGACAGGCTGCACCTGTCGCGCAAGCGCCAGTTGCACAAGCACCAGTGGCTCAACCCCAACAAACTGTACAATCGGGGGTGGCACCATCATGGGCGCGTTAGAGACACTGTGGCAATTTATTAGCGGCAAACCTTCACAGGTCGCTAAATCCAGTACGGGGGGCGCTGGAGCCGTAAAGCCCCCCATTCTCGACACTAAGTTTGAAGATGGTGTTCCACCATATACAACTCATTCTGTTGATGATGTTCCTAGCTTTTGTCGGAAAAGTTTTAAAATGATTTCTCGTAAGAAGGGAGCAACAATTGACGAAATACACACGGTTGTCGGTAAAAAAAGGGACTCTATTTATAATCATGTCTACATGATTAAGCAGTCTGGTTATAATGTTGTGAAGACTTACGAGAAATCGTCAGGCACTCACAGATATAAACTAGGCTAGTACGATGATCCTCCGTGAGTATCAGAAAGTCGCTGTAGACGATGCTTCTGATGCACTGGATAAGCACGGTAACACTTTAGTCGTTGCACCAACCGGGGCTGGAAAGACAATCATGCTTTCTGCCTTGGTTGGCAAACGTCACAAAGGTTCACAAAATGTGCTTGTGCTACAGCATCGTGACGAACTCGTTTCACAGAACTCCAATAAATTTCACCTTGTAAACCCATCCTTGAGAACCAGTGAAGTAAACGCTGCATCTAAGGATTGGTCAGGTGACGCTGTATTTGCAATGGTGCAAACGCTTTGCCGCGAGAAAAACTTGGATAATATGCCCAAAGTTGATCTGATCGTGGTTGACGAAGCGCATCATACCATTGCGGAAACATATCAACGTATCATTAACGCCGCAAAGAAGGCTAATGAGGGGGTTCAGATCGTTGGCTTTACCGCTACCCCCAACAGAGGCGATAAGAAGGGCTTGCGGGACGTATTTACGAACTGTAGCCACCAGATAGAAATTTCCACGTTAATTCGTGAAGGGTTCCTTGTACCGCCAAAGACATATGTAATTGATGTTGGTGTGCGAGATGAACTGCGTCAGGTACGCAAAACCATATCCGACTTTGACATGGCTCAAGTTGAGCGGATCATGAACCGCCGCGCTATTAACAAGCGTGTAGTTGAAGAATGGGATGATAAAGCTGGTGAGCGTCAAACGATTGTATTCTGCTCGACTGTGCAGCATGCCGAAGATCTATGCGAAGAATTTGTGGCTTACGGTATTGAAGCCGCAACAGTTACAGGTGACACACCAAAACATGAACGCGAACAAATCCTTCATGATCTAAGCACTGGATATGTTCAGGTAGTTGTTAACGTGGCTGTACTGACAGAAGGCTTTGACTCACCACCTGTATCCTGCATCGTGTTAACCAGACCATGCTCATACAAAGCAACAATGGTTCAGATGATTGGTCGTGGTTTACGCACTGTAAATCAAGATGAATTTCCAGGTGTCGTAAAGTCCGACTGTATCGTAATGGACTTTGGTACGTCTGTGTTAACGCATGGATCACTTGATGATGCTGTTAATCTGGATGGGAGTCAAAATGATGATGCCCAAGGCGATGCTCCAGTAAAGATATGCTCTAACTGCGATGCTGAGATACCGTTGAATGTACGCGAGTGTCCTATTTGCGGTCATGAAATAGAGCGTCCAGAACCAGAAATATTAGAAGATTTTGTTCTAACCGAAGTAGATCTTATGGAACGATCTCCGTTCCGCTGGATAGATTTGTTCGGGAATGGGGCTTGTATGGCTGCGTCTGGGTTTAACGGTTTTGCCTTAATTGCTGACGTAGATGGGCTTTGTATTGCTATTGTGAAGAAAAAAGATGGCAAGACCAGAGTGGTTTCTATTGGAACCAAAAGACACGTTATGGCATCTGCTGATGACTTTATGAGACAGAATGAGACAGGTGATAGCGCGAAAAAAACCAAGCGTTGGTTAAATGATGCGGTTAGCATTAAGCAGCGGGAATTGTTGGCAAAAAACGGTGTGAATGTAAGCCCTATTGATTTTTCATGGACTAAATATAGAGCCGCTTGTATGCTTAATTATATTTGGAATAAGCGTTTCATTGATCATCTTGTCAATGACATAATTTTAGAAGAGAGAAGCGCATGAATAGGGGCGAGGTAAAGTTAAAGTTAGTTTTTGATGATGATGTGTTTCTTGAAGCAAATTATTTTGTGTTGTTTAAAAGTTTAGATGACCGAGAAGAGTTGAAGGACACAGTTACAGGTCTTCTTTGTAAATTGATTGAAGGCAAGGAAGAAATTTTTGAAGGGGCAGTGGTAGAGGTGGACATGCAGGGTTCAGATGAAATTTATGTGTGTGCATACGGTCCGCTATCAGAGGAGATTTTAGAATGGATACGGAAAGAGGAGTACGAGACTCTTCATTAAAACAAGTAGGAGAATTGTTCGGGATTATTGGGTGGGAAAAAAGATTTTGTGATTTAAGCGAAGAAGAAGTTATCGCAATGACATTAATATTAAAGAGAATATCAGAAGGGCTTGATGATGAATACTCTAGCACAGACCTTACAGAAATTTACTTCAGATATGGAGGCGGCAGAATCGGCCTCACCGAACAAGACATCCCTTTCTGACGCACAGAGCATCATTAAAGAGCTTGATCGGGCGATTGTAGAGAAGGAAAGCAAGCAGCCAAGGCGCAAATACCTTGGCGCTTCTTCTCTTGGCGATCCCTGCTCACGCAAGCTCCAGTATCGCTACATGAACCAACAGGTTGATGAGGGGAAAGGGTTTCCTGCAAAGACATTACGCATATTTGGCCTTGGTCATACCATCGAAGATATGATGGTTATGTACTTCAGGGACGCTGGATTTGACCTGCGGACAGAGAAGAAAGGCGAACAATTTGGGTTTGAGACTGCTGGTGGCGAAGTCAGAGGTCACATTGATGGGGTCATATGTGGTGGTCCGTTGCATATGACATACCCTATGTTGTGGGAGTGCAAGTCTGCTAATGAGAAGAAGTTTAATGAATTTGTTCGTAAAGGTGTAGCGGAAGCCAACCCAGTGTACGCAGCACAGATTGCAATCTATCAAGCCTACATGGATCTATCGGAAAACCCTTGTGTATTCACAGTGTTAAACAAAAACACAAGCGAGATATACATTGAGATGGTTCCGTTCAATGGTGAGCTTGCACAAGCTACCAGTGATAAAGCAGTACAAATCCTGAAAGCTACAGAAGCTAACGATATGCTGCCGCGTGTTGCACAGAATGATGATTATTTTATTTGCAAGTGGTGCGAGTTCCGCAAGACTTGCTG